TGCTAAGGCGCCGGTTAACGAACCCTCGAGTGCACGGTTCTGATTGACCGTCTGATCGCGGATATCGAGACCAAATGCCGCAAGACGCCGAGCCATATGCTGGCCAAAACCAAGCTGAACAAGTGTGTTCAGACCGGGCTCCGTACATATGGACCGAAAGGTCTTTGCATTTTTCGGGACGAAGCTCAGCTTAGACGGCATAATTTCTACCGTAAGCAGGTCCCACTCTTCGCCATCTTCATCGGTCCTTGTCAGGGCCGAGTGGATGTCGGTTAGGTGGGGCAACTCCTCCATTAAGAACGGAATTAATGGAGATAGTTCTTCACTACACTGGAGCTTCTCCGCTAGTTTGCGGCGTATAGAAGCATCCTTTCTTCTGGTCGCTCTGGTAGCGCCAGGACCGAAGTGTAGGTCCAACATGCCCAGGGAGGGCACAGATCCCAGAATGCGCGCGATTTTCCGTTGCGCAGCGTGGATTACGCCTGCAACGCGAGGAGAGAAGGAAAACTCCCCCCGGCGTGCCTTCCGAAATATGTCGTTGGTTGTCCGACAAAGCTCTTCGGCTTCGAGAAACTTACGCATAGCCACCTCTTCCTTGTCGATACCTATCTCTAGGTCCGGCAATTTCTGGAAGAAGGCAAGGGCCTGGCGACAGTGCATCACTGCATTGGCCGTTAGCCCCTCAGCCTCGTAGTTTAACTCGAACTCACATAGTTCTCGGAACTTGCACTGCCGGATCAATTCGGCAATGCGAGCCCCGATAGCCCCGCCTTCCCAGGCGTGTGAGATGGCTAGTTCCCTGTAGAAGTCAACCGACTCGGAAGGGGAATGCTCTTCCAACCAATGCGCTAATTTCCGCATAAACGTCTCCAAGAGAGAATGTGGAGGAAGTTCCTAACTGGAAACCAATTAGGAGGGACGCGAGAAGCAAAGACTTTGTCCGTGGCTTTTTACGGCCGACAGACTCGATCCAGTGCTCCCAGGCAGTATCGCGGGCCCTTTTGGGGTCCGCCATCTCAGCCACCGGTAAGGTGACTAAGTCGGCATCACAAGCTGATCAAACAGCTCGGATGCAGGCCCACTCGTCGCCGCGGCGACTGACGTGGAGATATTGCCCATGACATTGACGTTGATCTGCCGTGCAAGACGGCGGCTCGTGATCGTGCCTCGCTCGTGAAAATATCCCACCGAGTCCAACGTATCGATGTACGCCACCTTTGGAGGTGACGTATAACCGGAAGCGTTGGTTGTACCGATTGCTTCCATCACTGGAACTTCAGTACGACATGAGACCCTGAACACACCGCTCTGAAGCTTGAGCTTCTTCATGGTGCATCGGACCTGGGCATAGTCTGGGAGCCCCGCGAGGGACTCCTTCCACTTAGCTTGGACAGTGCCGTCGGGCAGGCGCTCGATCGACTCTCCCACCAGTGTGTGGGCAACAGGGGTTCCTGCACCGTCGTAGACGGTGATGTTGGCTAACGCTGACATGCGTTTCCTTTATTTCCGGAGTACCGGGTTTTGGTTGTCCCGTTCGCGAGAACCGCGAGTTTAGGGAAGGAGATATGGCTACCGCCCAGCAAATCGCTGAGTGAGGAGAGCCACAGCGTTAGCACAATGCTGCCACGAGGCAACCTTAGCTAGCGGCTTGAACGACGGCAACGGAACCGTCGGTGCACTTGAATACGTCCTCGAGTACGAGAAGTGTTCAGCGTGCCCTCGAGTCGACGGGTAGTACCCGTCAACCGAATACTTACTGAGGTCGAACGTACCAATAAGGTTAGAGTAGCCCTTCACAGGGTGATTCTTACCTTTATGTTTGATACTAGTACAGTAGGTACCGGGGTAGATCGAGGATACTCCACGGGCTTCGAGGTAGTTGCCTATCGGAATGAACCAATCGGCAACGAAGCTCCACGGCAGGACCTCCCATAGCACGTTCTCAGGCTGTGTAAGCCCTAATGCAGCTATGAGCGACGGCTGTTCTTTTACATAGACAGTCGTCTTCAAAGTGACGTCAGCACTGGCACCTGCGGCTGTACCAAAATATCTCCCGATAGGATCACCGGGGTACATCTGGTAATAGCCCAGGTACACAAAAGTACCATTCGTCGACTTGGACTTCCTGAGAGATGCGGAAACCTTCATCTCTAGCGGTTGGCTAAGGTTATGAGCTAGATGCTCACCCAAAGCATAGCTGTCCTTGAGAAGGGGCAGCCAGCCATACTGGAGTTCAATCCAGTTGTTCGCTATGGTCTTAGGGGTCGAGGCATTGAATTGCTTCATGCTCGAATAGGGCTTGAGAGGAGACCGGGAGGTCCCTTCCAGAAGCGCTCGGGCAGATCCCGAGAGGTCGCCTCTCTTCAAGTGCACTAAGGACTTCCGAATCCGAATTGCACTATCCGCAAGCATCCGGAGGGTCTGATGGCCCTCCCCGAGGAACTTGGACGCGTCAAAGTCCGATCCTCGAAGCTTCTCACGAAGCTTGGACACGACCTTTATCTGGTCGTTTGCATCATACAACGCCGTAGTTATGTAGCCGCTATTAAAGCCGGTTCCTTGCTGCGACGCCGCTGTGTTGCCAGTCACCGGGGGCCCAATGCCCGGAACGACTGTGACGCTCTCCGACGTTGACCTCTTCTCAATCTTCCAGTAGTCATGGTTATCCATGGACTGCCTGTAAGGGGGAGGGTGCACGCCGATTCTTCTTGGGCGAAAAGTGAACGTCCGACCGTCACGAAAGATTGTGTACGGCGGCGGCTTCGGTACGCGCTCCCGAGGGGCGCGATCTCCACCAACCCAGTCCACGTAGTGTATCGTACCCACAAAGGATGTGGTATTGATACTCGTGCCTGGCACGTCACTATAATCCTTATGTCCGGTGGTCATTTCGCCACCATCTTACCGGCGCGTTCTTCGTCGCCGTCAATAGACATAAGGATCTTTCGAGTAGTCGTTGTATAGAGAGCCAGCATTGCGGCCAACTCCTTGATCCGACTATCGAATGCCTCTGCAAATTCATCCTGAAGGATGACCAGGCTTTCCCGGCGGTTAACGAAACGATTGTCAACCACGGTTTTTCCTGTTGTGCTCGAGGGAGGCTCGGGGAACTACCCCGGCCATGAAAGAGGAGGCGATCAGCTTCCTCAACATCGTCCCAATCGTAAACTTGGAAGTTATACGAAGTGACTTCCCACCGACCCATCTCTGGGCTCGGTGCTGGCAATTTGGACATTTCAAGTCCCCCTTACAGTTAGTTAGACTGCTCCTGAAAAGGAACCAGCAGACGATAGCCCCAGACCCGGTTGGGTCTGG